AATCCTTGAGCATCCGCCGCCGGTCGCCTGGGTCCTGCTGCATCGAGCTGGCCAGCAGCCAGTCGGCGGCGATCTTGGAGAGCGACACCCTGGAGGATATCCAACTCGCCTGGTGGAAGCCGATATTAGCCGGACGGTGGCGATTCAGATACTGGAACAGCTCCAACCCAGGCGAGCCGTCGGTCCGTCGCTCCCGCCAGGTGCGGGTCTGGATGGCGCGGTTGCGGGCGTTATCGTCCCACTTGGCGTCGCAGTGCTCGCATTCGTACCAGGCAAGCCGCTGCTCGGCGATCAGGAGAGGGTCAAGGCTGTGGCCGTCCTCGCCCTTCGGCCATTTGATCCGCTCAAAGACCATGAGCTGCTCGCGGCCGCAGAAGGGGCAGCGGACGTAATAGTCGAAGATCACCCGGCAATACTTGGTCAGCGCCTGCCAGACCGGGCCGGACTCGACTGTCGGGGTAGAGCTGATGTAGATCTTGTGGTTGTGCGGATAGTCGATGACCCTGGCTTCGGCGTTCTTGATCGTGTCGCCCTCCCGCTTGTTCGGGGTCTCAGGGAATTTGTCGACTTCCTGCAGGTCGAGATACCGGATGGACTTGTTGGAGGTCGAAGCGGCGGAGCCAGCCCAGCCGATCCAGAAGGTGCAGCTGTTGAGTTTGACCTTGCCGGCAGAAAAGTCGTCCTTGTCGCCGGTCTTCAGTGCCCGCAGCCGCGGCGATTTGTTGATCCCCGTGTGGATCCGCTCTTTGCAGTTGTCCTTACCGGTAGTCTCGTCGGGATAGACGGACAGAATCGGCCCGGGGGCCATGTCCATTGCATACATATGGCAACTGTCGATGGCGGTCGATTTGCCGGTCTGAGGCGGGGCACAGATGACGACCACCCGCACCGACGGAAAGAAGGCGGCATCGATCTGCCCCGCGATGTGCGGCGAGATCTCCAGCCGCATAAGCGACCCGGCCAGCGCCCCCTGGGTAATATACCGGTGCCGCTCCACCCACTGCGACGGCGGGATCTTCCGCCGGCGCCGGTACATCTGCTTTTCGGCTACTGAAAAGCCGGTGCGCCGGCTGAAGCCACGTCGCAGGCTGGCAGGTAGCCAGGGCGGCGGGGTTTTTAACCGGTAAGTTTTGGGGGCGTTGGACGGGGTTAGCATGACCGGATTCTCTCAAAAATCGGCGTTATAGACTCTGCAAGGAGCCTGATACTCCCTCAATCCATCAGCCGCCGAAGCAGTCCATTCGTCGCTTCGATTATCGCTGAACTTTTCTGTCCGCACAGCATAATGAACCTGATAGCCGGCTATGGTCATGTTGCCGATTTCCAAATACCAGTTGGTGCTTTTCCCATTTGGCTTGATGCCGAGCGTTTCCTCGGCCGTCCTGACTCCGCGAACAGTCCCGAACACTGCTTTATAAGATTTCCCGTCGGGGGCGACAAACCAATCGTTTGTTGTGACCAGGGCCTTATCTCCGACCTTGATGTTCATTTTGTTTCCTCGCTTAAAGTTTGTTTGATATTGCCAGTCAGTTATAACCAACCTTTTCCTAACATCAGCCACATTGTCTGGCAGGGTCGAGCGGCTCCCATGGTCCACGAGGCTTGTTTTCGCCAGGTGGGTTTGCTGGCCTCGGGTAGACAGGAGAAATGGTGTTGCCTTTAACCAACAGGTCGAGAGTATCCCCGTTGTGACCCATCGGGTGGACGATGATATGGACGCCATGTTCGTAAATACCCTGCACGGCAACCCGGAAATCAGGTGACATTTCAACTTCTTCGCCTTTGAAATTTTCTGACTTCACCTTCATTTGCAACAATTCTTGGAGTGTTTTCATGTTCGCTCGACCTCTTAGTATTTGATCATTTTTTCTTCTTTCATCCGTATGTATGCACATCCCCATGGCACCTTAAAATGATTCGCCGCCATCGAAACTTTCACTATCTTTTCAGGCATAAGCAAATCCAGTGCGATCATATGCCTTTCTTCTGGCTCAACACCCTCTGTCCTGCAATCTGCCAGCAGTGGCTTTATGGTTAGCCAATCATTAGCCGTTAAATTTTTGGCTGAGTCATCAAGCCAATAGCCCCATCGAGACACGAACGCAGATAAAGATTCCCCGTCGCAAACAGATTTCAAATCATTCGCATAATCACGGTCCAACTCTGTTGTGTAGTAGATATCTTCCGGTTTCATTTCTGCTCCATCGTAATGATTGAGTGTACTTTCGACTGCACCTAAACCAATCCAGCCATCACCCGAGGAGGTCCTCAATAGCTCTGCTCGCCTCAGCCACGGAAACTTTTCCGAGATACCTTTGAGTTGTCGCAATGTCTGCATGCCTCAACAGGATTTTGCTTACCAACTCAAGTGCCATGCCTTGTCTTGAGGCTTGTGTTGCAGCGTGACGCCTTAGATCGTGAGGTCGCAGATTAACCCCGACAGCATGGCCATGTTTCCGGACCATCCTGAACGCGGTGCTGTAGGAAATGGGGAATATTTTGGCGTGACTTGCGATAGAGTTTTCCCTGACATAATCATCAAGTTTTCTCATCAGTCTTTGCGGTAGATAAACGACCTCTCCTTGCCGGCCAGATTTTGGTTGCTCTATCAAGATCGTATTGACCTCTATATTCAGGTTGACTGGTCGAATACTCAATACCTCGCCAACCCGCATAGCAGTGCGGCCCATAAGTTCGAGGATTAACCGTTCTTGTCCTTGCGCCCGGTATATGATCTCGTCGACGATTTCCTTATCCAGCAACTCAGGAGGAGTATGTCTCGGCTGCTTGTACAGCTTTTTGATTATTCCTTTGGCGCACGGATTTGCCATGTTCAGGTCAAAGGTGTCTGCCACAAAATTGAAGAAGGCCGAGATCTGTCCAGCGCGATTGCTCTTTGTTCCGGCAGACAGTCCATCGGTGATCATTTCAAGAAAAGTGGCAACATCGGAGTCGGGGACCTGAGTAATGTCGTTTCCTGAGAATAATTCTCTGAACTTGTTGAGGGTATATTCAAATGCTCTGACTGTGTTCGGCCTTGAATTTGCCCTGTGATAATCCATGTACGATTTAATTCCCAGATCTACACTGATGGTTGTCATAGCTTTATCTCCTTTATCCAGGCATCCAACTGCAGTAAATACTGGCCAATTTTTTTAATAAGCCCCTCTGTCCTTTTTTTACGCCAGCAATTGACGAGGCCGCCTCTCTCAAGAGCCAACTTTTTCGTGATATATTCGTCGGCCAGGGCGTTACGGGCGGCAATTACAGCCTCGACGGGAATGTCAGTCATCTTTGCCCCTCCCCGGGGAACGGAACATCCGTCCACCATTGCGGATCATGCAGCTGGTCGTCGGTTGTCAGATCAATCCATGCCGGGGTTTCGCCGTCAGGCATAATGCTCATATAGCCCTTGACGACATCGTCGAGAAATCCGTCGTAGATCAGGATTTCTTTGCCGGCATCAGGGATGTTTGCCGGGCCATTGGGGCCAATCTCGTGCCAGGTGATTATACCGGTCAATTCTTTTGCCATGAGTGGTTCTCCTTTACTTAAGCAATCAGCCGCCAAATTCGTCAAACTCATCTTCTCCATCATCACCAAACCCACCACCAACACCCTCAATCTCCAGCTCGACCAGGAAATCCCCCATCGAGGCGAATTCATTCATCTGCCGGTCTTTTTTTTCCAACAGGTATTCGAGCAGGTCGGTTGCCCGCGACTGGTCGCCCTGGACCAGGGCTATCATCTCGGCCAGCGACGACTGGAACATGTATTCCAGGCCGTTATCGAGGACCACAGCCCGGGCAGCCAGTTCGGCGGCGACATCGCTTTTCAGCACGTAGAGTTTTCTTTCAACCTCGAACTTGAACTCGTCGCGCTTGGTGGCGATGTCGATCCGCCTGATTTCCTTCTGCGTCTTCTGAGCGGCGAGGTTGATCGCCGCCTGGTCGGCCGACACGCCGACGGAAGAGTGGATAAGATTTTTTTCCGCGTACTTCTTGACCGCGCCCTTGGTGTAGACCCCGCCCCGGTTGACCATCAGTTTGCCGGCCGTGCAATGGTTATAGAAGGTCTGCTTCTTGACCTGCCAGCCGTCGGCCAGGAGATGAGCGAGAACGTCCGCCTTGACTTTGGTCCCCCGGTAAGCGCTCCAGTCGGGCGGCCGTATTTCTTCCGGTTCAGGACGGGGCATTGATTACTTTACCTTTCGCGCAAGCGATACTTTTCCGAACATCGGCAGCTGGACCGCCCCGGTTTCCGAAACGGCCGGCTGCTTCTTCTCTGGAGCCGGAGGGCTGCACGCTTCTTCCAGCCGCCTGGCCCGCGCCTCGATGGCCTGCATATAACTCCGGTCGACCGGGCGACCGCCGACCAGGCCGACACGCTTCATCTTGAAAAGCGGCTGATCCATACCATGGTCCTCCTGTCAAGCAGCCTTCAGGGCGTGCAGCTGATCGGCGGTGACACCCTGCACCGTCCCCTTGATAACGCCCAGGGCGATATCAAGGAGGAGATCGGCTTTCGATGGGTCAGAACTGCACAAGACGGCGGGGACCGGTTTTATCATTTCGGACCAGCTCGGCCAGCCGTAGGATTTTTCGATTTCCAGTGCATTGACTTTCTCCCGAAGATGGCTGACTTCATTCTGAATCCCTTCAATTTCAAGAACTGCAGCTGAGACAGCTATATCAACCGGGGCCAAGTGATCAACTTTCAGGGTTTCGAAAACTTTATTCTGGAATGAGATAAGTGCGCCGCCCAAATTCGTGAGCCGCTCGATTTCAATCTGGTCCATCTTCTTTTCCAGTCTCAGCTTTTCGATTTGTTCCCGGATGCTCCGGACATCAGCCAAGGCCAGCTTCAGCTGCTCGATCTCGTTTTGGGCTGCCTGCAGATCGGCGGCTGTCGAGTCGGCAGAGGTTGCTGCTGTGGCCTCGAAACCGAAATGTTCCGCCAACCAAACCGCATCCTTGGTTTCCAATAGTGCCTTGGCCAGCAATCCGGGGGAGACATTAGCCGCCCGCCATACATGCTCGCATGTCGGGCAACAGTTTTTCCCGCGCACCTTCCGAACCCTCTTTTTCAAAACGCACAAGTCGCATTTGCCGTCAACTATCGCTACCATCTCTTTCACCTCGCTTTCTTGAATGTTTTCCGACTTCACCATTGCCTGGGGATGGCCCGGGCGCACGCTGCAGTAATTGAGGACAATACCGGTCTTCATCTCGATAGTTTTCCGGAAGGCGGCGCAGTCGTTGCGAAAGACTTCATCCGTGCAATCATCCGTATTCCGTCGTGTTATCGGGCATCGCTTACGCCCCGGTATTGTTGTTTCCATCACTGCCCCTTGTTTTTACATTGCGGACGGAGTACGGATG